TGATCCAGTATTTACACCTAATACAGTATTACTATGTCCATCAAATGAACCAGAAGATAAAGCATTATAACCTACAGCAGTATTTTGATATTTTGTACTTACACCTTTTCCATTATCTGCACCTATAAAAGTGTTTTTAGTTCCAGTAGTTAAAGCAGTACCAGCTTGATAACCTACCGCAGTATTAAAATCTGCTGAAGTTACAGCATCTAAAGCCGCAATACCAACTCCAGTATTTTTTTCTGCTGCATCTAAAGTTCCTGTTGTTGCATGACCAACTAATAAAGAATTTGTAAAATTTGTTCCTTGAATTTTTCCAGCTATTAAATCTCCAGTAATATCTGGTAAAGTATGAACTGCACTACTTCCTACAGAATGAGGTTGTGGTTTTATTTGTTGACCATGTGTATTACTTTCACAATTAAACTGAAGTGTACCTTGATTAGTATTACCTCTAATAGTTACATGACCAGTACCTTTAGCTAATAAATCTAAATCAACATTACTATCTCCACCAGTTGCTGATAATCTTGGAGCATTATTAGTTGCAGCATTTGCTACTGTAAATTCATTTACTGCTGAACTGGTAGCTGTTAATTTAGCTAATTCATTTCCACCAGTATCTAAAATAGAAGTACCAATTTTAGGAGCTGTAATAGTTTTGTTTGTTAAAGTTTGTGTGCCAGAAAGTGTAGCAACAGTATTATCTATTGAAATTGTTCCAGAAGATGTAATTGTACCACCATTGATTCCTGTACCAGTTGCTACTGAAGTTACTGTTCCAACATTTTGTGGAGTAATTGTAGTGTAAGTAATACTTGTTGATCCTAATGATCCATCACTATCTGTCGTACATAAAAATATTTTATTATCATTAACTGAACCTTGATTGACTACAACCATACCACCAGATAATTCTGCAATAGTATCATGTTCAGGATCTCTTGATGCTGCACCAGCACCAGAACCTACCGCAAGGTATAAACCATTTTCAGTAGCTGTACTTTGATTTTTAACTAAAACTCTATCTCCAGAAACTAAAGTTACACCATCAATAGCATCACCAGCTTCTAAACCATTTGATAAATTAACATTTGCTGTTGTTGCACATTCTGCAATAACTCTAGTTCTTAAACCAGCTACTAAGTCATCTACATAAGATTTAGTTGCTGCATCTGAATTAGAAGATGGAGCTCCTAATCCTGTTACAGATCCACCAGATATTGAAACATTGTTAGCTGCTTGTGTTGCAACAGAACCTAGTCCTAAAGAAGTTCTAGCAGTAGCACCATTTTCAGCTACCCAAGTTGATCCATTACCAACAATTAAATTACCATCTGTTTTTGCTAAGTTACCAATAGCTACTAAATTTGCATTAGATGCACCTTTTGCATCTATTTGTGTTTGTATAGCAGATGTTACACCATCTAAATAACCTACCTCAGTTGCAGTAACAGCACTAACAGATACATCTCCACTACCATCAGATACTAAAGCTCTTGCAGTAGTAAGGTTTTCCATTTTAGAAAAGTTTATTGCTGCCGAAGAATTTATATCTGCATTAACTATTGAGTCATCTACAATTTTAGATGAATTAACTGAATTACCTGCAAGTTTAGCAAGAGTGATTTGTGAGTCTGCAATGTGTTGTGTGTCAATACTTGCATCTACATAGTGTTCTGAATTTATTGAGTCGTCAGCTATTTTAGTTCCATTAACTGAGTCTGATGCTAGTTTAGCAAGGGTAACATTTCCATCAGTAATTTTAATTGTTGTAATTGCATTTGATGCTAAGTCAGCAGCAACTATTGTACCATCAGCAATCTTAGCTGAAGTTACTGCATTATCTGCAATATTAGTTGTACCAATAATTTCTGTTGGAATGGATGTATTTGTTTTTGATAAAGCACCTACAAAAACATTAGTTATAGCTTCATTAGATAAATTTCCACTATCCCATGTTACATTGACAGTTGTGTTTGTTGAAAAAGATGATGAACTAATTGTTCCAAAAATTGTACCAGGAGTTGTTGCAATTAATTTTATTCTTCTTCCTGCATGATAAAAAGAAGTTACATTAGCACCTGCAATTGTAAATGCAGTACCACTTACATAAGCTGCTGTGTAAGCACCTGAACCATCTCCATACTCTACCCATTGACTATCGTTAAACCATTCTCTAGTATTCTTCATCAATGCTCTAATTGCATTGTTTAGATTAGAAGGTAACATTCCTTCAGCAGTAGAAATACCATTAAGATCAGTATTACTTGCTTGGGTTGTGGAATAATCTTTTATACCTGCCATTTTAATCTCCTAAGAACCAAGCAAATACTTTATTATTTTCTTGATTTTTTTCATTTATTAATGCGTTAATAGCTTCTTCAATTTGTCTTTGAAAAAACTCTTGTGTTTCAAAACTGTATCTAACATTATCTATATCAGTTTTATCTGTCATCTCAAGCCTGATCTTGATGCAACTAAATCTATTCCTTGTGCATCTTTCCAAGCTCCTCCACTTGGTATTTTAACATTAACTTTAACATATCTTCCAGATTGTCTTACTGGATTTATGCCTGTTGAGTTCATACTTGAAACAGTTGATTCTGTAGCACTATCCGCAAGTCTATCTCTAGTTTTTAAAGTAACTGTAGCTGTTGCATCTACTATAGGTCTTACACCTATTATAGACGATCTTGTTCCTGGAAACAACTCTAATTCTGTAGTTTCTATTTCTCCAACATTTTCTGTTCCTGAAAAAATGGCAGCTTTGAAATTGTTATCTATTGCACCTAATAATAATTGTCCACCAGACCAAAAATCAGTATCTAGTGATATATTAATATTATCTAAGTTTTCTGAAATAATATCCATTAACTCAACTGTATAAGCTCCAACGAATTGAGAAAATATTGTACTAGCATTGGTAGTAGCAGTTGACCATTTTTGAGTAGCATAATTATAAATTAAAACTTTATCACAAATACCAGTAGTATTAGATGTATCAGCAGAAGATGGATATAACCAAATTGCTAATTGATTAAAAGGATCTGTAGCTGCAACTATTCTATCAGAGAATGCTTTGTTTAAATCTAAATCAAAAAATCTATTTACTTTCTCTGCACCTATTGCTGTAACTTGATCTCCATTAACTTCAAAGAATCCATCATCAGCATAAAAGAAAACTCTACGATTATCTTGACATACTGTTCTTCCATATACTGCACCTCTATTAGGTGAAATTACTGATAGTCTAAATACAGTTGCACCACCGACATAATCCATACGAATTATTTGGTTTTGTCTAAATACATAACCAATCTCTCCAGAAGTTATATGAACTATTTGTCCACCTGAGCCTGGTAGGTCTTGCAAGTCTGATTGTTTAGTGCCAGATTCCCAAGTTGCAATATCATTAATTCCAGACCATTGTATTCTATTGGATGCACCAACATGATTACCTGTTACTAAAAAATCTCTTACGACACCTGAACATCTAAATACTGGTACAGTTCCTGATGTTCCAATAGTTGAAAGATTTGCAAAAGCAGATGATGTTCCCATTAAATAAAATTGAGCTGGATCTACACCATTACTAACAATTACATAATTACCAAATTGAGTAAAAGTTATATAATCTGTAGAATCTCCTGTTAAAGGAGTTCCACCTACAAAATTAGTTGTTGTTAGTCTTGCAGTATCAGAAGATACATTAGTTAAATTTTCTCTACCAACAGTTGCTCTTGTTACTGTTACAACTGCATCTGATACAGTTGCTGAAAAATCAGCATGAGCATTAATAGTATTTTTTAAATTTGTTGCTGTGGTATTATTATTTGTTTCTACTTTAAATAAAAGTCCAGATGCTGTTCCTGCTGTTGAAGTAAATACAATTGTTGATCCATCATTTTTAGATAAAGTAATAGTTTTACCAGCACCAATATTTGCATAATCAGAAACTTTGATTGTACAAGTAGCAAAAGCATTATTTAATACTTTTCCACCTGCTCCTCTTTCTGTAAATGCTCCACCAGTTAATTCATAAAGAGTATCTTGTGTTGCTACAAAATTAAATACAGTATTAGAATTATCTCTAAAAGAACCTGCACCTCTTGAATCTTTAGTAATAGTATTTGTAGAATAATTAACTAATGAAGGAAATCTTTTGTAAGAGTTTAAAGCATAGTAAACATTGTTAGCTACATTAGCACCAGGATTATTATGTTCTGGTTGATCTGGTAGCCATTCGCCAAAAGGTATTTGCATTATTTTCCTATTTTTTTAACAGCTTTTTTATGAGCTTTACTAAAACTCATTCCTTGTATCATTTCTTTAAGCATAACACTCATGTGTTTTTTAGTATGATGAGGTGAATGTTTTTTTAGTAGTTTTTTTTCTCTTTTATCTATCATTTTTTTTATCCATTATTATTTGTAATAACTCTTGATCTATCATTAAAAGAACCTGAAACAGCTACATCACCTCTTTGTTGTAAAGGTGCGTTTCCATATTGATCTTCTCTGTCATTTCTTTCAAGTCTTTCAAGAGATGTTACATATTGTTGTTGCCATTGTTGAACTTGTCTTGGTTCAATACCACCTAAAAAATTAGCAGCATGATATAAAGCACCATATAAATAAATTGAAGGGTGACTTGTTAAAATATAATTTGTTGCAACAGAAGAACTTAAAGGACTAAAAGATTTGTAATAATTTATAACTCCTGTGTAAGAGCTTGAAGGAATTGGAGCAAATCTAAAATTATCACCAAGTATTGTAAATGTTCTTGGCATTCCAGTAGTTGAGCTACCTTTAATTTGATCCATTTGAGCAGGTGTAATATATTGTAAAGAATGTTTAGTTCCACCTTCTAAAATATAAAAATCTCTAACTTGTAAAAAATCTGTTGGTAAAGTTTCTATTTCAGAATCAATAGTAAAAGAAGCATTTGATTCTATCATTCTACCAATTCTTAATTTAGAATTAAAATCTTTTTCAGCTAAAACAATAAAATCTTCAGCTATCTCAGTTGTAAGATCAGTTCTATTTAACCAGTTTGCTATTGATGTTTTTAAATTTGCGTAAGTCGCTAATGCCATTATAAATTACCTTCTGCTGTTCTAAAATATTTAAACTCATTACTATTTAATTTTGTTTTTAATATTTTATTCTGTACTTCTTTAGGAAGTGCAAACCAATTACTATCACCATTATACTCTTTTGCCCACACACTTAAAGCTAAAGTTGGAATAGAAGCTACTCTTTTTAAATCTCTTGATTTAGAATAACCATCATCTTGATTTAATAATATTTTGTTATGTTTTAAATGAGGATCTATATTAACTTCTTCATTTACAACAATTTTATTTTCCATATCATCTAGGGAAAATGTTTCTTTTTTCAAACCATCAATAACTACATCTTTTTTCATTATCTGCCTTGACCTTTATATCTATTTTGACTTTTTTGCCTACACTCAGATTTGTTTTGAGATTTTTTATGACAACCAGGTCTTTTTTTATTTTGATCTCTTTTTACATAATATGTAAAATTTTGTTTAGCCATTAGCCAGACATTTCAGTAATAGAAATCTCAGCAGTACCTATAAAAGCTACTTTCTCACCTGGTGAAACTTTAAAAATTTCAGGTTGGTCAGCAGGTATAAAGATAGTTGAAGAATTAGCAGTTGCAACAGCAGTTGGGTTTGCACCGAATAAAATATAAACATCAGCAGTTGATGCTATTCTTACATATTCAGTTTGTGATCCAAATGCAGCAGATTGTGCTGATGTTCCACCACTTGTTTTACCTTGATGTGTAGTAGGTCTTAGTCCGTAATTAAAACTCATATTTTTTCTCCTAATTTTTAAGGGGGAAGTACCGCTAGGTAAGATCCCCCAAATATTATTATATACTATTATCTTCTAATTACGAAAGTAATTTCCATTTTAGAAGTATTTGTTGAACCACCATTAGTAATACATTCAAGAGCTGAACCCTCAAGTACACTATTTAATGCAGTTGGTTCTGAAGTATATTGTTTACCAGCAGAACTTGCAGCTATATGACTAATAGCTCCAGTAGTACAAGCTACACCATCTATTTCAAAAGTAATAGCTGCTGTTCCTGTAGTAGTTGCTTTGTTATGTGCAAAAATTTTAATAATTCTACCTGCGTCTGGTACAACTACAAAAGTTGATGATGCTGTTGAAACATCTGGAATTGCAGATGTAATAAAGTAATCGTTTAATGTTCTCATTTTTTTATCCTATTTATTTGCTTCGTTCTGTCATTGACTTCAAAGACCAAACAAAATTGTTAATTGAATGATGGGGGATAATTCCCCCACCACTTTAGATTTATTATGCAGTAGTTAAATCTGTGATTAAACCACTTGCTTTTTCATTTCTTGACTCAAGAGTATACTCAGCAACCATAAATCTCTGATCTGCGTCAGCAGTCTGAGCTGGGTTTTGCAAAGAGAAATCTCTTAGGAAAGAAACTGCCCAAAATTCCATATCTAGAATGTGAGCATCTTGTCCGATTTTAGCAGATGTACCATTAGCACCTCTGATAAATCTGTTTGGAGATACTTGCATAGTTCCAAAGTCTGACTCATATACATCAATAGAAGTAATTAATCTTCTATCTTCAGCAGCGTCAAATCTAGTAGAACCACCAGTAAAGCCAGATAGTTTCTGTTTGTTAAAAGCATTAACCATAATCATGTTAGGGTTTCCGCCTTGATTATAACATTTAACTAAAATACCTTTTAACTGATCTTCAGTAAAAGCTCTTTGAGTTCCATCTGTTCTTATAGCACCATTACCAGCACCAGAACCATTTGAGGCTGCGTCAACATTAGTTTCGTACCAAGTTGGACATCCACCAAGTTTTCTTGCAGTTGTTGAGTTACCAGCAGATTTAGCGACATTAGATAAAAGAGCAGTTTCCATATCTCTTTTTAACTCTTTTGCAGCTTTAGCTACTTGGTAAGCCATCTCATTACTTCTACCAGCAGAAGTTACAGCTTCGTTAGTTGCAGTAACTTGAATTCCTTTAGTAGAAATTTGAGTGTGGTTATTTTCCAATACAGTTGGAGCCATAGTTCCATAAGCTATATCAGCACCCTCAACTACAGCATTTGCAGCTACAGCAGCTAATGCGTCTGTTTGCCATTGGTGTAGTGTGTTTGTTGCTTTTGTCTTAGCAATACCTGACATAAAAGGAGTTTCTGTTGGACTAATTGAATAAATTATGTCCGCTATATCTTCTCTTATACCGATTGCTGTGTATGTTTGGTATTTAGCCATTTTTTTTCTCCGTTAGGTTATTGTTTATAGATAACGCATCAGTAAATCGGTAGCATCTTTTGCATTACCGCTTTTCTTCAACGCATTCATCTTCTTCAACCTAGATTGACTATTTACATCTTCCTTAGTAGTTTTAACACCTGACCTAACAACTGTGGTTGGCTTAACTTTTTTACTTACTAAATTGGGTTTAGTCGCATTAGCTTTCATACCATCCATAATCACATCAAAATATCTTGAATCATAAATTCTAGAAACATCATCATTTGTGAAGCCTTTAGAATTTAAATAACCCATGATATTTGATTTAACTGAATTACCCTTAATAGGATCAGCAAGTACAGGATGTTTTAAATGAAGTTTTTTTTGTTCATTTTTTAATATTTCCTGAAACTGAGCTTCTTGATTTTCTCTCAGTTTTTGCTGTGCTTGTTGAATTGATTGTTTTCGTTTATTTATCTTACGATCAACTCTAGCAGCCTCAGTTGGATCTTCATCCCAAAGAGCATCAAGCTCCTTAGAATTCATATCATTGTTAATCTCAGCATTTAAAGTAACTACTAATGAATTTAAATCATCCATCTTAGTTGAATACTGATTTTTAAGACGATCTTCTTCGGATTTTAGCTCTCTTTTTTCAATTGCTATCTCCTCAGTTTTTCGTCTGTAGTCAGCATCTTTTTGATAACCTGCTTTTAATTCGTCAAGGTCAACATCAATCTTTTCACCATTAACAGTAACTTGGTGTAGATCGGTTGTTTGTTCTTCAATCGCATTTTCATCTTGTGATGCTTGTTCTTCATCTGCAACTTCTAAAGTTTCCTCTAGTTGAGTTTCAGGTTGTTGTTGTTCTTCTGTTTTAGTTTCCGCTTTCGCTTCCACTTCTTCTTTTGGTTCAACTGATGCTGCTTCTTCTTGAGGTTTTTTGATAACTCCATTTGAGTCCATTAAACTTTCAATAGATTTTGCCGCACCTTGTACTGAAGCATTGTTCAGTAATGGGTTTCCGTCAGACATTAAGTCCTCCTAGTTAAGCTGTCTTGCGACTTGGCTTATTCTAACCATTGTGGTTAAAATTTTGTATTATCCTGTTGCTTCCTGAAATCTTCCAACTGTTTAGATGCAAGTTTTCCAGTTTCAATAATTGTATACAAGTGTTGTTCCACTTTGCCTACAACATTATAAGCGATCCAAAGTTTTTCTCTGGTATCACTCTCTTTAGCACCTGTTTTATCAAGAAGTGCTTCAGAATAAATTTTTTTAAGAGTTTCCATACTCTCTTGAAAAAGTTTACTCCCTAATATCTGCTTGGCTTCGTTGGATCGGCTTATCTCCACCGCCCTGTCCGCCTGGTCTTTCGTTTCCATTCGTTCCTTTTAGTTGTTCGCCAAACATATTAGTAGATTTTGCCGCTTGTTCAAGTATTTTGTTATCTCCAGCGACCATCATCTTATCTAAATCTGCATCTGCTTTAATTTTAGCAGTATCTAATTGAGTATTGTACTTTAAAGACATTTCTTTTATCTTAGTTTCAAAGTCTAACTGCATTTCTTGAGTTTTTTGAGCAAGTTCTTGAGATTGTAATTGTAGGTCAGCAATCTTTCTCTTATTCTCAGCATCAATTCTAGTAAATTCTATTTTCTCAATAGGAGTTAGTGGTGGTGGTTGAGGTGGTGGCATCATTTGTTTACCAACATCAGGATCTACAAAGTAAGTTTCTACATTTTTAAGACCTGCGTTCTCTACCATCTTAGTTAAGGTGTTATACATATTTTTAAGATTAACCATAGGCATCTCTTTTCCACCTTGTAGTTGGAATGCTTGTAGTTGTCTTTCTAAAATACTATTTAGCATAATAGTTTGTTGTTCTTTAGAACCAGTTCCAAGTCCAACAACAATACTAATATTAAATCTATCTTTCCACTCAGTAGGTCTAACTGGAATATATTGATTGCTCATCATTATAATTTTTTCTTTATCTTGATACTTAACCATCAGCTCAAATATCTTTTTAAATAAATCTTTAACACCTGTTTCTGCAAAGACTCTAGCGATTAATTCTGATCTCATTTGAGTTTGTTGCATTAGTGCATTTACACCAGTTGCAGTTTTTGCATTTAATGTATCTGGACTTAAACCTTGAGCTTCTTTTGAAACACCAGTTCTAGCTTCTCTAACTGAATCTAAATAATTTAATAATGGAAAGGCTTGTTGTGAAATTGGTTGAGCTTGTAAAGGTTGCATCACTTGATTCGGTGGTTGTTTAGTTCTAACAATTCCACCAGGTCTTGTTGTTAAAAGATCATCCATATTAACCATACCATCCATAACAGCAACTCTGTTGTTATTTGTTAAATACATATTGTCTAACAACTGACGCATAACAGTAGATTTCATTAACTGAACATCTTCTACTAATTCTGAAATTGATCTTCCATAAAATCTGTGTGGCATTGGAATAGGAGTGATCGTTACGAAGGGAACACTATCACAAGGCATATTAGATAATATGTGATTACCATCTGATCCAGCAGATACAATTTTTCTAAGCTCTGCTATACCATCTTGGTCATAATCATATTTTACATAAGACTCATAAACTAAAACTTTTTCTGTTGAAGTATCAGTTGAACTACTAATTTTATAATCATCAACATCTGTCAACCTTACTGTTTGTTCAGTATTGTAAATATCTAAATCTGATTTTGGTAATTCATCAATTTCATCTTGAGGATAACCCATTGCAACAAGGTCTGATCTTGTCATTAAAACTTTATGAGAAACAAAATCGGCATCCTCAATTGTTTTAGCACTTCTATCAATTAAAAATTCTTCTGGTGGAATACTTTCTATTTTAACTCTACCTGTTTTTTTAATTCTTTTAATTTTGCAATTATATAAATTAAAATTAGGAACTTGAACTTGAGATACATCTATACCTTGTAATTCGTATTGTTCTAAAACTTTTTCAAATTCTTCTTTAGCATCTTCATCTTCAAATATTTCTTCTTCTACAATTTCTATTTCATCCTTAGTATCTTGCAAAGCCTCTTTCTCAACTATGGATAAATTTTCGTAAGTTTCGTAATCTACTTTTTCAGAGTCATCCCAATAAATTTTTAAGAAACCATTCTTTTCAATTAACGCATCTTTAAAAAAATTATATAATAATTTAAAACCATCATTCTCTTTGTAGAAAACATGATTTAAATAAGCTGTCGCTTGGTCAGCCATAGGAACATCTTCGGCTGTCATAGGTTCGCAATGAACTACTTTATCTGAAGCTGTGAATACTCTTAATAAATTTGGTAATAAACTTTCAATCGTATCTGCAACATCTGTTGATACTACCTGACTACGACCATCTATTTCTGTGCCTAATTTATCACCTAAATAATACTCTAAAGATTTAGTTCTGGAATCTGATAAATCTCCACCCAGATAACCTAAAGCATTTTGAATTTGACCTGATAATAAACTTTGTAATTCTAAATTTGATATTTCTTTATTTTTTTTTGCCATATTAAACTATATAATTTGTATCTACTTCTATTGGCTTATTCCAATCCGATCTTTCTATGGGTTCTGTAACAGCTCCATATCTTACCGAATCGCAAAAGTGTGATGCCCAATTGTGCAGGGGTTTATTCCTAAAACAATTATTTTTTTCATCCCACCGCTTACAATATGATTTTAATGCTTCTACTAGCTTATTGCAATTGTTTTTATGAAAAAAACACTTTGGTAACATTCGTCTTACTTGCTCAATACCATCTTCTACACTAAGTTTGGGTGCTATGTCAAATTCTAACCCTAGTTCTTTAGCGGTTTCCCATCTGGATTTATTTGTGCCGATCTCTCTAACTCTAATATCATGGGGAGCTATGTGCTTTGAATACTTGTAAGGTTTGCTATCTACAATATTAATATAATGCTCTAAGCCTTCACCTGAGTTTTCGTAGCAATCAATAATTCTAATTTCGCCACTTGGTCTGCGTTGAGCAAAGGTTATTACTGTACTATCATTCATTCCTAAATCCCACCAGGTTTCTACTTCTAAATCTTCTTCTATATCAAAGTTTGTAACCTTGCCTGACTTCTCTAATTCTTCAATCGTAGATCCAAAATAAGAACCTGATATTCCAGCTTGAAATGAGCATTCAAATTCTTGCTCATAACTTTCTGGCGACATGGTTTGTTTGGCTGCATCTAATTCTCCTTGATCTATGATCTTTGTTTCACTAGCTTTAAATACTTTGGTAAACCAATCTTTATTTTTCTTAGCTTTCTCATGCAGTTCGTAGAACCAATTTCTACCCATTGGTGTGCCGATAAATATGGCAAAGCCTTTCCTATCCGATAGGCATGGTCTTAAAATAGTATCAAAGAGGTCTGGCGAAAGATTCTGGGTTTCGTCACAAACTATACCATCAAAGTATTGACCTCTAATAGCTGCACTATTCTCACCGCCTAAGAT